GCGGCGGGGGCGGCGTCGAGTTCCTTGCGGATGAGTTCGTAGCTCTTGCCCTCGATCGCACCGGTGAGGATGGCGTGGACGATCTGCTTGGTCGGGAGGCCGGAGTCGCCGTTGGCCTTGCGGTAGCCGATGCGGCACGCCTCGATGGCGGCGGCGACGACCATGCGGGTCGGGTACACCTTCGGCTCGCCGGGGGTGCCGTCGATCGCTTCGCCGATCCAGGTGAACATCTCCGGGTCCCGGCCGAGGAAGTCTTGAGCGCACGAGGCGCCGACGTGGATCAGGTCGGTGCCGTCGGTCACGACGACGATCTTGTTGCGGCGGATGCCTCGGTGACAGGCGTCGCACCGGGTCGGGTCGAGGTCGTCGCCGATCTCGACCGTGTCGTCGATGGTGAGGACGAGGCCGGTCTCGATGGCGGTGAAGTCGACGACGGCGACCGGGGTGTAGTCGCCGAGGGCGAAGTCCCCGGTGAAGTTGAGGGTGAGGACCCACTCGGCGGCGTTGTCGTCGGTCTCGGGGACCTCGACCCAGGTGTAGTCGAGCGAGCCGTTGAGGCCCTTCTTCTCGGCCCGTGCGTTGAGGGCGTCGAGCTTCTCGATGACGGCCGCCAGGTGAGCGGCGTGGCCGTACTTGCGGGTGATGGTTGTGGCAGTTGCTTCCATGCCCAGATTATAGGCACAAGTTGACAACTAACCGCAAGTCACTCCGGAAGATTCACTTTTCGGCACCTCGGGCACATGATCCGGAAGGGTGCGTTCACCAGCTCGGCGAGGAGCTTGCCGCACTCCGAGCAGCGCAGCTCGGCGGGCCATCTCGTCTCGACGTCGTCGGCGTATGGGTCAGGAGACCTCACGGGTCACGAGGAAGTTGACGACGTGAAGCATCCGGTCCTGGTCGTCTCGGTTGAGAGCGAACGGCGACTGGACCGGGTCGGCGAGCAGGTAGCGGGTCGAGTTGATCGACTCGTTGTCGATCAAGCAGAGCGCCACCCATACGTCGGTGCAGAGCGCCTCCGAGGTCGAGTAGGCGGCGGAGCGTGCGACGACCTGGAGGCCACGGGTCTCGACGGGTGGGGCGGAGTTCGTGCCGAACACCAGCTCCGGGGCGGTGCCGCCGGTCTCGTACACGGCGACGAGCGTGTCCGGGGTGTCGGGGCGGCGACCGAGGAACAGGTTCGTGCCGAGGGTGAGGTCTGCGGCGGGGATGGTTGCGGCGGCGAGGTGGGTGCCGATGTCGTCGAGGAAGGCCATCAGCGGATGCCCTTCGTCGCAGCGATCGACTTCGCGATGATCTTCTCGGCTTTCTTGCCGACCTCTCGCGACGGGAACTCTAGGTACTTCGGGCCTCGGCCCTGGCCGGGTGCGACCGGACTGCCGCCCTTCGACTTCGGTGGGTGCGACAGTCGCTCGTTTTCGTGTTGGACGAGGGCGTAGGGGGCGGCGGGTCCGCCGTAGGCGATCTCGCCTTCGATGTTGCCGCCTTCGGTGTTGCGGGTCGACGTGCGCTGCGACCTCGACAACGCGCCGGTGTCGAACGGGACCAGCTCGTCGGCGCGTGCACCGATCTCCAGGAGGATCTGACCGACGCCGAGACGAACACCACGGGCGATTGCGCGTTGCTGCGCAGCAGCGACTTTCTTGAAGTTGTTTGTCACGACCCGGCTCATCGGTCGAGTCTCCCGACGTAGACGATCTGGCCGACCTGACCGGACGGGTCGGCGAGCGTCTCGACTGCGACGATCGGGCGGGTGCCGGACACGGGGGCGGGCAGGGTGATCTGGTCGCCGGTGTCGATCGACAGCGTCTGGCTCGGGATGAACACCTTGTACTCGACGGTCACGTCGGCGTTCACGCCGGGCGGCTGGCTCAGGGTGCGTTCGATGTAACAGCCGAAGGTCGTGGCGTCGCCGGTGAAGCTCGCCTCGCCGTAGTTGTTGAGCGTCGAGGACGTGCGGGTCTGGACGGTCTGCGGGGTCATGTTGACCTGGAGCGCCGTGGCGAACACCTCGGACGAAGCTGCGCCGGTCATGACAGGGTGTCGTCGTCGCTTCCAGCGTCGGCTCGTGCGGGGCCTGCGCCGTAGTCGGACGTATTGGCGAACTGGCCGGACGTGAAGAATGGGTCGACCCGGTCGGCGTTGCCTCGGTCGATCTGCTTGTCGGAGACCGAGATGCCTCCGGCGTAGGGGACGGGGACGAGGTTCTCTCGTCCGGCGAGGACCCGGAGCTGCTCGGCTTGGGTGCGGGCGTTGTCGGCCTTCTGCGAGAGGTCGACGCGCATGTCGCCGATCGCCTGGTTGGCGAGGCGGGAGAACTTCGAGGCGATCGCCAGCATGACCCGATAGGCGACGGTGTAGAGGTCCGTCGTCGCGGTGTCGGAGCCGGTCACCTGCGAGTTGGTCCAGGCGATCTCCTCGTCGGAGACGAGCTGGTCGTTCGTGTCGGTGTCCCCGACCAGGAACCGGATCGAGTCGCGTGCGTTCGTTGCCGGGTCTCCGGAGTAGGTCCACGTCATGCGGTCATCCTACGTCACGAGGTCGGGCGCGTCAGCAGAGACGCGCAACAGCCCGCCCGGAAAGGAGAACGAAAACCGGACGGGCTGTTGGGGTGTTGGGTGTGGGATCTATCCGCTACGTCAGGAGACGCAGTTGGAGAAGAAGTACCCGAGGGCCGAGCTGACGACCTTGTAGTCCCAGCTCGACTGAATCTCCAGGCGGTCGGCCCGAAGGGGGTCCATGCGGAACCGGCTCACGCTCGTCGAGGTGCCGATGCCGCCAGAGTTGGCGAGACCGGTCCACGAGAAGTTGTAGCCAGCGGACGGCTGCATGAGGCCCGGCGAGGCGGGGACGTATGCGAGGAGCATGTCCTTGTCGCCGATCTGAGCGTAAGACGCCGAAGCGCCTTCGTCGGCCGAGTTCACGACCGAACCCATGACGTACAGCTCATCGAGGCCGAGAGTACGAGCGATCAGCGTGGTCGTCATCGACTCGCTGGTCGTGTACTTGTAACGCTCGACGATGTCTGCATGGTTCTTCAGAATGCTGAAGACTGCATAGGAGCACACCCCAACATTGGGTCGGTACCCAGTATTGGTTAGCACAGTGTTGATACCGGTCTGAACGTCACCGATCGGGTCCGAACCGGACGCTGCCGACCAAAGGGTTCCCGGAGTGCTGTCGGTGCCCCAGATCGAGGTGCCGAAGTAGTTCGTCGCCCAGTCCTTCTCCTGGCGGATCAGCATCTGCTGAGCGAGGTACCGGGTGGCGTCCTGGTCCATGTTGAGCGGCGCGTCTGCGTTCGCTCGGGTCTGGTCGCCGATGTCCTTGTGGAGTGCCCACACGTCGGCCGAGTAGCTGTCGGTGCTGAGGCCGTAGCCCGAACCGGCGCTCTCCGTGCCGTCAGCGCGATACTGCACCTCGTCACGGAAGAAGTCAGCCTGGGTGTAGGTGAAGAACTTGTCCGACTGCTTCGAGACGGGCACGGTCGGGAAGACCTTGCCAGCGACGAAATGATCGGTGTCCTGCATGTAGGCGACGGAGATCCCGGTGAGGATCGCGTCGACGTGGACGTCTGATTGAGTTGGCTGCGACATCAGGCGGCCCTCCCGTTAGAGATGTTGATAGATGCAGTCTGAAGCGTGCCAGCAGCACCACCGGTGAGCATCTGACCGCAGTTGAAGACGGTCGTCTCGGAACCCTGAGCGACCGGCTGAGCCTGACCGTCGGCGGAAGTGCCGATGATGTTGCCAGCGGCGAGGGTTGCGTCGGCGCTGACCTTCGAGAGACCAGCGACTCGCACGACCGCTTGACCGCCGGAGGCGGGAGCGTTCTGGAGCACACCGATCGGGACGTCGGTAACGGCGGCGCACACGGTGACCGTGTTATCGCCCGACATCTTCACGAAGTAGAATTGCTTCGCCGAGAGATCGGCGGAAGCGGTGAGGGTACCGATGTCGGTACCGGGATCGTCGTAGGCCATGTTCAGCCCTTCCCGCCGACGTATTCGGCGTAGAGATCGGGACGGTCAGCAGCAACGGCCGCCATCGCCTGATGGATGTTCGTCGCCTTGCCCTCGGACACGAGGCCCTTGGCGAGGTGTTCGATGGTGGACAGGGCGTCGCCGTCGCCGGGGGCGTCGGTGCCGAGTTCCTTCGTCACGCCCGCCTCAGCGAACGCGATCTGGCAAGCGTCGAAGACGGCGGCCACGGCGTCGTGCTGCTCGTTGTCGAGCGAACGAAGCACCGAGACGAAGTCGTCGGTCATGCCGGGGACCTGATCCCAGTCGGCAACCTTGGCGGCGGCCTTCTCGATGTCGGCGGTCTCGGCGAGCGCGTCACGCTCGGCGGCAGCCTTCTCGAAGTGGGTGGTCATGTCTGTGAGGGCCTTCCGCAGATCGCCGAGTTCCTTCGCCAACGCTTCGTCAGCGACCGGGGCTTCGACGACCGGCTCGGCCACGTGGGTTTCTTCCACGGGGTCCATCTCCTGGTCGGTGATTAGGTCGGCGAACGCGTCGGAGATCGGGTCGTCAGCTTTCATGACGAGCCAGCCCTCGACGAGTGAGGCGGGGTGGTCGACCCCTGACACTTCGTCGAGTTCTAGGTCCACGAGTTGATGCGCTTGCACGAGTGGAAGTGTAGGGGGCGTTGTCGGGCGTGTCAGTAGGGGCCGAAAACGGCGACCGCCCCGACCGTGTTGGCCGGGGCGGTTCGGGTGTCGTCGGTGCGGAGGGATCAGCTTGCGGCCTTGTTGGCCCGGCGGGTGAGCGCCGCCTTGATAACACCCTGGCGGCGGCGCTGCCGGAACTTGGCCTCGGCGTAGTTGTCCTCGATGGCGTAGGTGTTGCCGAGGGCGTTCTGCGAGTAGTCCTCGACCCAGTAGCGACGCTTCCCGGACCGGTCGACGTGCGAGATGATCTCGACCGACCGGGGGTGGTACTTGGCCTGGCCGCAAGCGGGGCAGGGGATCGACTTGCCCATGCTGTCGATCTCCTGGTGGTCGAAGCAGGTGTGGCAGCGGATGGCGGCGTCGGGGAACTTTGCCCAGCGAGTCTTGAGCATGTGCTGCGGGAAGTCGGTCATCTTCTGGGCGATTACTACGGGGTGCGTTTCCATGTCCTGATTATAGGCACAAGTTGACAACATTCCGCAAGTCAATCCGAGAAGATCCCCCGAGAATGGTTTCAGGGCTTGACGGGCTTGAACAGACCGAACGATCCGTCTCGCTGTCGAGAGGCGAAGTGGCCGGTGTCCTCAGCGAAGCCCTTGCCGTAATACCGGACGGGGACGTCGATGCCGAGATCATGAGCGACGGCGAGACGGTGGTGACCCGTCGCTAGCTCGAACCTCGGGCCGCCGTCCTTCAACGCCGACGCCGGACGAACGAAGACGTCGACAGGTTTGCGAACTCCGTCTCGTGCGATCTCGTCGTACAGTCCCGTCCGTTTTGCATCAGCGATCCGATCTGGTGCGACGTTGTCGATCCAGTCTCGCTGACTCGTGGCGTCTCGTTTGAGGACGGCGCTGCCGAACAGGTCGTCCGATCGTGCAGTCTCCTCGAATCTGCCGAGTCGATCGGCTGAGCTGCCGCCTGGCACCGTTGGTTCGGGTCGCACCACTTCGGCGGGTCTCGGGCGGGGTGCCGGTCTCGGTCGAGGTGGTGCGGGTCGGGTGCGAGGTCGAGGTCGAGGCCGTGGTGTCGGTGAGCGGACCGGGTTGATCGGGGCGACCCAGCCGTCGGGGAACTCGTACCGGTACGGGTCGAGGATCGTGCCGTCACCGATGCGTTGCGGCGGCGAGTCGATCGTCGGGACGAGACGGGTCTTGCATCGGCAGTTCGGATGAGCGGGCGGGAACCCCGACCCGCCCTGCCATGAGAAGAAGTCGGCCTGCCCGACTCGGGTGCCGCCGAGCGGGGTGCAGATGGGGCACACGTCGAACGGGCCGGTGATCCATTCCTTCTGCGAGTTCGGGGCGGCGACGCCCTGGTCGATGAGTGCTTGCTGTTGGGCGAGGATGCCCTGGTTCTGGGCGACGGCGATCTCGGTGCGGGCGATCATGCGGGCGCGTGCCCGGCGGAGCTTCTCGCCGTGGCGGGCCATCTGACGATCGGCGATCTCTAACGTCCGGAACGGGCTGGCTCCGTTGCGGGCGGCCCGGTATCCGGCGGCGTTGCCGGACCGTTCGACGGCGAGCGCCCACCGAGGGAACAGGCCCCGAGTGTGGACGGCGCTGCGGGCGGCGAGGTCTGCGCCGGTCGGGGTGGGGCCGATCTCGTCGAGGGCCGTGAAGATCGTGGCGGCGGTCTGGGTTGGGGTGAGACCGGCGACGGTGCGTCCGGTGCTGAACGTCTGCGTGACCCGGAACGAGTTCTGGACGATCGTGTCGATCGAGTCGACGGTGGATCGGGAGAGGTCGGTGAGGATGCGCTGCGACTGCATCCGGGCATGGATGCGGGACGGGGCGTTCGGGTCGGTGACGTCGAACGATCCCCGGTAGGGCGGTTCCCACACGACCTCGTCGAGTGCCTTGCGGAGTTCGTCGGTGGATCGGAGTCGGACGTTCGACTTCAGTTCTCGGAGGCGGCGGTTGATGTCCTTACGTTGCTGGGCGGCGTCGTCGAGTTCGCCGACCTGGAACCCGGAGAACAGGGGCCGCTCGATCATCGTCGGGTCGTCCTGGACGAGGTCGGTGACTTGGCGGGTGAGGGAGGTCGCCTGGACGCGGCCGTAGATGTAGTCGACGACGAGCGACGTCGGGATGGCGTCGGCGATCCGGTTCACGGCGGTCGCCAGGGTGCGTTCGGAGCCGTAGAGCTTCGCCGAGTCAGTCGGACGAAACTCGGGGCGGTGGTTGTCGAGCCGCTGCTTCTGGACCAGCTCGACCCGGACCGGAGGCATTAGGCGACCTCCGCTTCCTCCTCGGTCGGCAGACCGCCGATCTCTCTCAGGTAGTCGTCGAGGTTGTCGTCCGGCATCAGCGCGCCGGACGTGGCGAGACGGGAGACGTAGTTCGAGATCGTGTCGAGGTCTGGGGCGCGTGGTGCGGTGTAGGCGATCGTCGGGGCGAGTGCCGGGTCGATGCCGTTGATCCGCATGAGGCGAGGCACGGCGTACGAGTTCAGGACGTCAGCGATGCTGGCGAGGTAAGCCGAGATCGAGTCCTGGAACAGTTCGATCTTCGACACCGAGAGCGCCTGCGCGCCGATGCGGTCGTGACCGACGAGCAGGAAGTCGGAGAGCATCGTCATCGCGATCCGGGTGTCGTAGCGGCCGATGATGACGTTCGTGTCGAACTGGCGGCGACCGCCGGTCGACATGAGCTTGATGTCGTAGGCGAGGTTGCCGGTCTCGTGATCGTAGGCCAGCGGGAAGACCAGCCCCTCCTGCTCGTCCCGGCGGATATTTCTGACGATCTCCTTGATCGCCGTGAGAGCCTGAGTCTCGGCGGAGGTGGCGGAGTCGGAGAGGAGCTGCGGTGGCACGAACGCCACCGGCATCCCGGCGAGGTCTCGTTCGATGCCGATCGCTTCGATCTCGGTGATGCGCTTCTGGTAGTACCACGAGACGTAGGCGGACCGGAGGATCGAGCGGCCCTGCGGGTTGTTCATGCGGGTCGTTGTGCGGAACAGCAGCGACTTCTCGATCGGGATGAAGACGTTCGTGCCTGCGGTGGGGTCCTGTTGAATCGCGCCCTCGATCCCGCCGTGCGAGTCGAGCCGCCACTCGGTGATCGTGTCCTGCGCTCGGACGGGGAGCTTCCGCCAGCCGATCCGGCCGTCGTCGAACTTCGAGGAGGTGCCGTCGTCGGTGAGACCGTCGCGACGCTTGTAGACGATCTCGTGGAGCGAGTAGCCGTACACGAGGAACCCGAGGACCGACGAGACGAAGTCCTCCCACGAGGTGCTCATGTCGGCCATGCACGACGCGACGAACTCGGCCTCGTCAATGGCGGCCTGGTCGTCGGAGTCGGCAGGCTGCACGGTCCACTCGACGGAGCGGAACAGCATCTCGATCGAGGCGAGCGTCGCGCCGATGACCGGATGGTTCTCGGCCATCTCTCGAAAGATCGCCATTCCGCCCCGGCCCTGGAGCTGCCGGAGGAAGTCCTCGGTGACCTGCCCGGCGTTTACCGACAGGCCAGCGGAGCCGACCTCGGCGAAGTCGGTCGACGTCACCTTCTGCTTCTTGACCGGCGTGGTCCGGTTCCCCGTCTTGTTCTGCGCCACGGTCGGCAGCCTACTCGCTGGCCGGGGTCAGGGATAGATCTGCCTCGACGCGACGTGCCTTGCCGCCGATCGAGTAGCCCCGGAGCTGCCCGGCCTTCACCAGGTCCCACGCCCACGACTCCCACACGACACCCATGAACGGGGTCTCGGCCGGGAACTCGACCTTGCGGATCTCCTCGCCGGGAAGCGAGAGCGCCGTCTGGATCGGCATCGGCCACGTCAGGATCTCGACCATCTCCCCGGCGGCCTTCTCGGAGTGCTGGAGGAAGATGGTGCGGTCGCCGGAGCGGACCCAGTCCCAGATCGCCTTCTGGAGCGTGTCGGAGTCGATGAACTCACCGTGCCCGTCGAGTCGTCCGGGGACGTACACCGGGCCGAGGGTGTAGCGCTCCTCGGCCTTAGCGAACGGGACGACGGCGTGGAGCGCTGCGAGCTTCTCGGTCGTGTCGCCGGTCGTGTACGGCGGAGCGAACCCGAGGTACTCCAGCCGGTCCTCGATGATGCTGCGGGCGAGTTCGAGCATGTCGTCGGCGGTCGACTTGTGGGTGAGCTGGTGGGCGGCGATCAACTGCTCGGCGGTCAGCCCGTCGAGCGAGTACGAGAACGACTCCATCTGGTCGAGGCGTTCCTGAGCTGCGGCGCGTGTGGCGTAACATCCGAACTTCCGGCCACGGCCTTCGGAGTAGACGCAGAACTTCCCGTCTTCTTCGACGATCTCCTTGCGGAACTCGTAGTCGGGGCCGTACGCCTTGTCCTCGTCATCGTAGGCGTAGCCCTTCATCTCGTCGTCCTTGCCGACTTCGGCCATCGCTCGCTGGTGGGCTTCGTCGAACGTGAGGCCGAGCGCCATCAGCTCCCGCATGAGTCGCATGTGGCGCGCGCCGTGGTGGTCGGAGTGCTCCAGGAGTTTCGCTTCGATCTCGGGCGAGAACTCGGGGACCATGCCCATCACGCTCGGGCCTCGTGGGTTCATCATGTTCTTCCTTGTGGAGAGCGGGTGCCCTTCGGGTAGGACGTCGGTGTCGAACTTGCCGCCAGGGAACCGGCCGGTGCGGACCGCCTGGAGGAATGCGTTGACGCGGGCATAGGCCCACTGGTCGGACGACCCGACGCCGGGCCGAACCGACTGCGGGTTCGTGTTGTACGCGCCGACGCCACGCTCGAACACGGCGGTAAGCATTCGGAGGGTGACGCGCTTCGAGGCGGTGCCGCCGTGCTTCTCGTTGTGCTCGTCGACCTTGTTCTGGAGTGCCTGCCGGACTCGGGCCGACACGGCCTTCTCCAGCCGGTCACGAGTGCGGGCTGCCCACTCCATCGCCGCCATCCGGTCCTGGCCCAGACTGCCTCCCCAGAGGAGCCAGGCCACCTGGCCGGGGGTGGGTCGGTCGGTCTCGCCTCGCAGGTACTCGCCCGCCTTCGGGCTGTCGAGGTCGCCTCGATGCCGGGCGAACCAGGCAGCCATGCGGGTCACCTTGTCCTCGGATGCGTTGCCGCCTGCGAGCGCCCGAGCTTCTCGGACCGTGGCAGGGCGCAGACCGTCCCCGGCGAACTCCAGGAGGTCCAAGCCACGGGACGCGGCGGCGGAGATGTACGAAGGGACAGCGACCACGGTCCTGATCGTAGTGCACGAAAACGACGACCGCCCCGGCCGTTGAGACCGGGGCGGCGTCGAAAGGAGGTGGTGTTGCTTAGGCGACGACCGTGCCGTTCTCGTAGGCG